TTACTACGCCATGCCTATTGGTACTGGTTTTGGCAACAGTGGAGTCCCTGACTTCTTGTGCTGTGTCAACGGACACTTCGTGGCTATCGAAGCCAAGGCAGGCAAGGGGCAGGCAACTGCTTTGCAACTCAAGAATTTGCAGATGATTAACGCTTGTGGTGGGTATACCCTCATTGTTAACGAAACAAACTACGACCATTTAGAAAACGTAATAAAGGAGTGCCTGTGCCAAAGTTAGTGGTTTTAGATTTAGAGTGCTTCTACTCAACTGAGTATTCCCTGACCAAGATTCCTACCGAGGAGTATGTGCGGTCGCCTCAGTTTGAGATGATTGGCATTGCAATCAAGGTGGACGATGGTGAAACTGTTTGGTATCCCAAACCGCAAGTGGAACGGATACTGAAAGAGTTCGACTGGTCTGATGCGATGGTGGTTGCACAGAACACTGCGTTCGATGGTGCTGTTCTCAACTGGCTGTATGGCGTGAACCCTATGGCTTGGTTTGACACACTCGGTATGTCCCGCGCTTTGTTTCCGCATGAGAAGGGGCACGGCCTTGCCAAACAAGCTGAACGCATGGGGGTCGGTGTCAAGGGTGACGCGGTATTGAATGCGAAGGGCAAGCACTACGCTGACTTCTCTGCCGAGGAGTTGGCACGCTACGCTGAGTACTGCATCAACGACACAGAGTTAACGTACAAGCTGTTCAACATGTACACGGCGATGGGTTTCCCAAAACAAGAACTGAAACTGATTGACATGACTTTGCGCATGTTCATTGAGCCGGTGCTAGAGCTAGACAGGAAGCTACTGATCGACCACCTAGAGGATGTGAAAGACCGCAAGGAGTCGCTGCTTGAATCGGTGCGGGACATGATGCTGGCAGATGCCGAGCCCGAGTACGTGCACACAATCTTTAGTGAGGGCATGGGCGGCATTAAGAAATTGCTGATGTCTAATGAGAAGTTTGCCATCGTGCTGGAGCACTACGATGTAGTGCCGCCACTTAAAATCAGTGCCCGCACTGGTAAGCAGGCATACGCATTTGCCAAAACCGACGAAGAATTTAAAGCCCTAGAGGAGCACCCTGATGAACGAGTCCAAATGCTTGTTGCCGCACGCCTTGGAAACAAGACGACAATTGAGGAAACTCGCACTGAGCGCTTTATTGGTATGTCTACTCGAGGCAAGTTTCCTGTACCTCTGCGTTACTACGGGGCACACTCTGGTCGTTGGTCTGGTCAAGACTCTGTAAACCTGCAGAACTTGCCGTCACGCGGTGATAACGCAGGCAAGATCAAGAATGCCATCAAAGCCCCCGAGGGTTACGTTGTGATTGACTGCGACTCCTCACAAATTGAAGCTCGGGTTTTAGCGTGGCTTGCGGGACAACAAGACTTGATACAAGCGTTCGCAGATAAGAAGGATGTGTACCGCCTGATGGCTAGTCAGATTTATCAGATACCGCCAGAGGCGGTTACAACAGGCAATGCAAGCCAGCGTCAGGTAGGAAAAACCGTGGTCTTGGGCGCAGGCTACGGCGTCGGTCATAAGAAGCTTCAGCTATTCCTAAAAATGCAGGCTGGGGTAGATGTTACGGAGGTTGAGGCAAGACGCATCATTGATACGTACCGGAACACGTACTACAAGATTCCAGAACTGTGGCGCAAAGCCGATGAAGCGTTGATTGCGTTGCGTACAGGCAACGGGTTTCAGGTGGACGAGCAGGGGCTTATACACGCTGTTCCGGGCGAGGGGTTGACTCTGCCTAGTGGGTTGTTTATCCAGTACCCCGGCTTAGCCAAAGTAGCGGATGAAAAAACTGGCAAAGACCAATGGCGATACTTCTCTAAGGGTTTGCCCGTATATATCTACGGCGGGAAGTGTTTGGCTGCTGACACGCAAGTCCTTACCCCCCGAGGCTGGATTACCATTGCCTCTGTGCAGTTGGAGGACCGAGTCTGGGACGGTGTTGAATGGGTGCAACATGGCGGGTTGACATACCAAGGTGAAAAGCATACCATCGTAGTTGATGGGGTCCGAATGACCCCAGAGCATCAGGTTCTAACCGAAAAGGAGTGGCAAAGTGCATCATCGTGCGAAGGACTACGCAGGGCAAAAGTTCGGTTACCTGACGGCGACTCAGTATGTGGGATCGAACGGGCGTCGGGCGCTGTGGGGGTTCCAGTGTCAGTGCGGGGCCAGTGTGGTTCGGACGGTCGGCGACACGGAGAAGTACGCAAAGCGTGGGGGGCACCCCTCATGCGGGTGCAAGGTGGGCACAAAGAACCAGACGCATGCAATGTCCAAGCACCCCGCGTATTGGGTGTGGAGGTCGATGCGCGATCGGTGCCGACTGTCATCACATCAGGCATGGCGCAACTACGGGGCGCGTGGGGTTACTGTATGCGCGGCGTGGCAACAGTCTTTCGAGGCGTTCTGGGCCGACATGGGGCCAACTTACGCTCCGGGGTTGACGCTGGATCGACGGGACAACAACGGTTCGTATACCCCAGAGAACTGCCGATGGGTGTCGATGGCGGTACAAGCAGCCAACCGCAGGGGGGCACTGCCGGTGGACTTGGGGAAAGCACATGCGGTAACGGGTATTTCGAGATCGACGCTCGCGTTTCGGTGGCACCGGAGGCTGTCTATGACATCCTCAACGCCGGACCCCGATCGCGCTTCATGGTCCGAGGTCATTCGGAACCCTTTGTAGTTCACAACTGCGTGGAGAACATCTGTCAAGCCGTAGCAAGGCAGGTCGTAGCGGAGCAGATGCTAAAAATCGGCAAGAAGTACAAAGTGGTGTTGACAGTCCATGATAGCGTGGCATGTATTGCACCGATTGAGGAAAAAGATGAAGCACAAAAATACGTTGAGGAGTGCATGTCATGGCGACCAAAATGGGCACAAACACTACCGTTGGCTTGCGAATCGGGCGTAGGGGCTTCCTATGGGGACTGTTGATTGGTACACTAGGGCTTGCAAAAACAAACCCAGTTCTTTCTATGGCACTAACACATTCCTATTCAGGTATCAAAGACTACGAAGGCTGTCCACGCAGATACCACGAAGTCAAGATACTAAAAAAGTTCAAATCTAAAGACACTGAAGCAACCATGTACGGCACTGCCGTGCACAAGGCGTTTGAGGAGTATGTGCGGGATAAGAAACCGCTCCCTGCTACGCTTGCGGTATATAAGCCGTTTGTGGAACCCCTTGCCGAGTTCAAAGGCGACATTCGATGTGAAGAAAAGTTAGGCATCCGTGCAAACTTTACACCGTGTGGGTTCTTTGACAAGGATGTTTGGTTTCGAGGAATCCCTGACTATTTGGCAATCAACCACGATAAGGGTATTGCTAGGGTGGCTGACTACAAAACGGGCAAGTCAAGCCGGTACGCAGACAGCGCTCAGTTAGAACTCATGGCGGCTATGGTCATGATTCACCACCCCGATGTGCATACGGTCAAGGGTGCGCTGTTGTTTGTTGTGGTTGGCGATGTAATTAAGTCTGAGTACACTCGTAGTCAGCTACCGGAAATCCTGTCTAAATGGGCTGGCAGGGCCGGTGCAATAGAGTCCGCAGTTGTGCATGGGGTGTGGAACCCTAGGAGCTCTGCCCTCTGCAAGTTTTGCCCAGTTTCTACTTGTGAGAATTACAATGGCTGATAAAAAACCACGCAATTACAAAATGGAATATGAGCGCTATCAGGGCACACCAAAACAACTGGCCGCTCAATCTGAGAGGCACAAAGCAAGACGCGCATACGAGAAGGCTAACGGCGATCTGCCGGACACCGTAGATGTAGACCATAAGAAGGCTATGTCCAAGGGTGGTAAATCTAACCTAGGCAACCTTCGTGCCGCACCGCAATCAGAAAACACAAGCTTTTCCCGCACTAAAACTGGTGCGATGAAGTCACAAATTTCTAAGCGAGAGCGTAAAAAATAATGTAAGATAAAAACACTTAGTGGCTGCAGTTGCTAAGTTGTTTCGTTGCTTTTCTCCTCCCCAGTAATGGGTTTGCCCAGTAGCAGTGCTACTGGGCTATTTTTGTCACCTCTATTCAAATTTATATGCAAATAATTGATAACAAGGCATTGCTGTTTAATACACGCAAGGCCAGCCAAATCACTGCCATTATCCCCAAGAGCAAACTAATTGCCAGCAACGGCGACATAGACCAAGTGCTCGTTAACTGGGACTACGACGAGGTGCAACTCCTACGCAATCTAGGTATCAAGGAAGTGCCTAGCCCCATCTTGGGCCGGTATGACTGGCCCGGCATGTTTACGCCGTTCAACCACCAACGCATCACCGCAGAATTCTTAACGCTACACCCACGGTGTTTTGTATTTAACGAAGCGGGCACAGGCAAAACCGGTGCGGCAGCATGGGCGGCTGACTACTTGATGAACCAAGGGCGTATCAAACGGGTACTGGTCGTGTGCCCTGTGTCCATCATGGACACTGCGTGGCGCTCTGATTTATTCAAGACGGTTATGCACCGCACGGTAGCGATTGCACAGGGCACGCGCAAGCAACGCCAGAAAGTTATTGCGGGTGACTACGAGTTTGTCATCATAAACTTTGACGGCGTAAAGGTCATCACAAAAGAGTTAGACGAGGGCAAGTTTGACCTCATCATTGTTGACGAAGCCAATGCCATCAAGAGCGTGCAGACGGATAGGTGGAAGTGCCTCGCCGCATTGGTTAAGCCTACTACACGCCTATGGCTTATGACGGGTACACCGGCATCGCAATCACCGCTTGATGCGTATGGGTTGGCTAAGCTCGTGGCTCCCAACTCGGTGCCTAGATTCTTTGGTGCGTTCCGAGACAAGGTGATGCTTAAACTCACGCAGTACAAGTGGGTGCCCAAACAAGATGCCCAGCAGGTAGTGCACCAAGTACTCCAACCGGCTATCAGATACACCAAAGCGGAGTGCCTTGACTTGCCTGACCTGCTGTACGCAACCAGAGAGGTTCCGCTAACGCCGCAGCAGAATAAGTACTATGACGCTTTGCGCAAACAAATGATGACCATCGCCGCAGGGTCAGAGATCACGGCAGTCAACGCTGCCGCAATGCTTAACAAACTTTTGCAAGTTTCGCAAGGTGCGGTTTATACGGATGATAAGAGCGTAGTTGAGTTCGATGTATCCAATCGCATGCGTGAGCTACTGAACGTCATTGAGCAAACTGACCACAAGGTATTGGTGTTTATCCCATATAGACATACGCTAATCATGGTGGAGAATACTCTACTCAAAGAAGGCTACACGGTGCAAACCATCCACGGTGGTGTACCGGCTAACAAACGTGCAGAGATCATTAAACAATTCCAAACAGAGGACGACCCACGCATACTACTGCTAGTACCTCAAGCTACGGCGCACGGCATCACGCTCACACGAGCAGACCAAGTTGTCTGGTGGGGCCCAGTAAGCTCTACCGAAATCTATCTGCAAGCTAACTCCCGCGCACACCGCGCAGGGCAGGTAAACCACGTTACGGTTACGCACCTACAAGGTAGCCCTGTTGAGCGACGCATGTATGCCATGCTGCAAAATAAAATAGACCTGCACCAAAGTTTAGTAGATTTATACAAACAAGTGCTTGACGACCAAGTTTGACAGTGTATAATTTCAATTCGTTCAACGCAAATCAAAAAGGTAAATCATGAGTGACGCAAGCAAGTTGGTGCAGGTATACATAAAAATACGTGACGCCAAAGAAACAAAACGCAGGCAGATGGAAGAGGAGTTAGCAGTGCTGGATCAGCAGTTAGATGCGGTCGAGGATGAGCTACTTGAAATCTGCAAGTCCACCGGACAGGACGGTGGCAAGACTACATTCGGGTCGTTCACACGATCCGTAAAGACACGATACTGGACCAGCGACTGGGACAGTATGTACAAGTTCATCCGTGAGCATGATGCCCCTGACTTACTCGAACGTCGTATTGCGCAAGGAAACTTCTCGCAGTTCGTCAAAGAGAACCCAGACAGCATGCCCGCTGGTGTAAATATCGAGTCGAAATACTCGATCACGGTTCGCCGTTCATCCAAGTAACCTCCCATTAAAGGAAATCAAAATGAGTAATATGACACTTTTCAAATCTGGCTCCGTTATCCCTGACTATCTGCGTGAGGCATCTGATGCCACTACCAGAGATATTGCCGGTAGTTCTGGCGGCAAGGCCATCTCGATCAAGGGCGGCGTATGGCGCATGATCGTAGGCGGCGAAGAAGTTGCCAAGAATGAAGAACGCGCAATGAACTTCGTGGTGATCGCATCAGGCAAGGGCGTGACTCGCACGTTCTATGCGGAGAAATACGAAGAAGGTAAAGATGTTCGGCCTTCCTGCTGGTCTGCCGAAGGTGTTGTGCCTAATTCCGAAGTACCCGCCCCTCAAAGCGCTTCGTGCGCTACCTGCCCTCAGAACATCGAAGGCTCTGGGGATGGTAAGGCTCGTGCATGCCGTTATAGCAAGCGTTTGGCTGTGGCATTAGAGAACGACATCGGTGGGAACATCTATCGTCTGTCAGTCCCAGCTAAGTCTTACTTCGGTCGTGCCGAGGGCGAGAAGATGCCTCTGCAAGCGTTTGGTAAGTTCTTGTCCGGTCACGGTATCCCTATCACAGGCATCGTTACTGAAGCCCGTTTTGATACCGCTGAGGCAGTGCCAGTGCTGAAGTTCCGTGCCGTGCGCCCCTTGTCCAAAGACGAGTGGGAGTTGGGTAAGACACAGAGTCAGACAGAAGATGCGCGTCAGGCTATTGAGTTGAAGATGGTTCCGTCTAGGTCTGATGGCGCAATGCCTGCGTTGCCTTCATCGTTTGTTGAGGCTGCTGCGCCAGTAGCAGAGCCGATCAAGCGCACAAGCAAACCTAAGGCTGAAGCACCTGCCGCGTCTAAGAACGTGTCAGACATCCTAAACGACTGGGCCACTGACGAAGATGCGTAATAGATTGCGGGGGTACGACTCCCTGTTCCTACAAAAAGTTGAAAGTGCAGTTCGGGTGGGGGTAGTCTTAACCCTTGCCAATACCTGCATCGACAAAGGTGTACCCATTGCGGATCTCGCTGACATGCTCGGGGTGACTCGCGCAACGGCGTACAACTGGATTACCGGTAGGACAGTGCCTCGCCCCCGCCATCTGGCGCTAATGCCAAAGATTATCCTACGCTTGTCTAAGCGTAAGTAATCAACCCCCTCGGGGCGGTGGGCTAGTCCCCCCGCCTCTTTTTTTCGGCAACCTCGTGAGGTTCTGTGACTGACTTTCTCAAATCCGTTTTATCTACGCAGGGCGTGTACTGCACTGTGGGTATTCGGTTAGACGTCGTTAAACAGTCGTTTCAAACAACGATTGAAGCGGTAGAAGAAGTTGGCTCGGGTACGGATTCGCAGGGTGTGGATGCTTATTTTGCATTAGCCACATTCAACGACAATACAAGTCGCAAAGCAGAGAACGCAGCATTCCTAAAATCGTTTTACCTCGATCTGGATTGCGGTACTGGTAAGCCATACGCTGACCAACCCGCTGCGGCTCAAGCGCTGTCCATATTTATCCAAGCAACTAATTTACCAAGCCCTACTCTAGTTAACTCGGGTGGTGGCCTTCATGTTTATTGGCCCCTGACTGAAGACATAGCCGCATCCGAATGGGTGCGCCATGCAAAATCCTTAAAGCGTTTGTGCGCTCAACACAAGCTATTTGCTGACCCGGCGGTGACTGCGGATGCTGCGCGTATTTTACGCATCCCCGGCACACATAACTTTAAGCTTGAGGTGCCTAGATCCGTGCAGATTATCTCTGCGGGGCACCCAACACCACTTGCCGATTTTATAAAACACTTACCGGCTCCGGCAGTAGACCTGAGCGCAGCTAAACAGTTTGGGCTGGATGAGACATCCAAAAACGTGGGCGGCACCGACTACCCCAAGTGCGACTTCAGCCGTATCGTTAGGCGTAGTTTGAAAGATATAGGCTGCGCACAGATTAAGCATGCTGTAACTGAGGCAGCTACGCTAGAGGAGCCGCTTTGGAGAGCCGCCCTGTCTATTGCCATCCGGTGCGAAGACGGGGCAGCAGCTATCCATAAGATTTCTAAAGCGTATCCGGGGTATTCTCCAACAGATACAGAAGATAAAGCCGCTGACACCAAGGGCCCGTATACCTGCGAGTGGTATCGGGAGAATAACTCCGAAAAGTGCAAGGGGTGTAGGCACAATATAACTACCCCCCTACTGCTGGGACGTGTTGTGGACGAGGCTCCGATTACCGATGACCAATACATCATTGAGACCCCACTGGACGAGACAACACCTCCCCTACATGTATCTATCCCAGCGTATCCGTTTCCGTACTTTCGGGGCGTAAATGGCGGGGTGTTTAAGAAAGACCGCACGCCCGATGGAGAAGAACGAGAGATTGAAATCTACCCATATGACCTATATCTAACTGAACGCTTTTTTGATTCTGATGAGCATGGGAATGGTGATGGCGAGTTAGTGGGGATTAACCTACACATGAAGCAAGACGGCATGCGCAGGTTTTTTACTCCGGTGACTGTGCTGTTCACCAAAGACAAGATGCGTGACCTACTGATTAAGAACGGTGTGGTCGCTTATGGTAAACAACTGGATGCGCTTATGGCCTACTTCGCTTCAACATTACGTAAACTGCAAGCCCAGTACTCGGCAAATAAAACCCGTAGCCAAATGGGGTGGACTCCTGACGGCTCTGGCTTTGTTGTGGGCGAGATGGAATATACACCGGCTGGCACTAAGCTGGCTCCCCCTGCAAGCGGCACACGACAACTGGCGTCGTCATTTAAACCAATGGGCACACTAGAAGAGTGGAGCAAGATTGCCAACTTCTACAACCGCGAGGGGCTTGAACCTCACGCGCTGTCTTTGTTCTTTGGCTTTGGTGCACCCCTGCTTAAATTTATTGGGGGTACGGCAGTTAAAGGTGCGATGGTTCACTTGAAACATAACGGCTCAGGCTCCGGAAAGTCTACGGCACAGATGGTGGTCAACTCTATCTTTGGGAATCCTGAGGAGTTGCTGATGAAGCAGGCTGACACATACGCATCCAAGATGCACATGCTAGGCATGATGAACAATATATGCTTTACTGTTGATGAGATTACAAACGATAAACCAGATGTGCTGTCTGACTACGCCTATGGATTCACCTCGGGGCGCGGTAGACACCGGATGGAGGCACAGACAAACAAGTTGCGTGTGAATAATACGACGTGGTGCACCATTACGCTTACTTCTGGTAATGCCTCTGTTGTTGACGTCTTGCAGCAATTCAAGAGTACCCCGGATGGGGAGCTTCGCCGGGTCTTGGAGATTGCCGTACCTAAATACACCGGCGCAGGCAAGACTGAGATTGACGCCGTGTTTTCTAAGCTGGCTAACAACTACGGGCATGCAGGGCCAATCTTTATACAGTACGTTATCAATAACCTTGAATCAGTCAAATTATTGCTGGTGCGGATGCAGGCCAAGATAGATGAAAAGCTTAAGTTAGATCAGGTAGACCGTTTCTATTCGTGCATATTGGCATGTGCCTTTGTTGGGGCGCTGATCTCCGAAAAGCTGGGGCTGCACCAGATCGAGATACCGCGTATCTACGATTACGCACTCAAGTTGGTAGAAGAAGTGCGCATAGCAAACCGTAACGATGTAGGCGACCCACTGACAATCGCACAGGAGACTTTGGCTGCGTTCATCAACGAGAATGTTAACAACGCTTTGGTTGCTGCCTATACGCCCAAAGGCGGTTTGCCCGAGCGTCCAGCTATGGCTCCCAAAGGCCCATTGCGTATGCGCTATGATCCCGATGCTCGAGCGCTTGCGATTCCAGTTCCAGAGTTGCGCAAATACTTTTCACTGCGTCAGGTTGATGTTAAGGAGAGTCTTGCCCAACTACATAAGGCTAACTACCTCAAGCATGATGGTAAGTCGCACCCCACTCGAATTGGGGCTGGTGCGGTAGGTGGGCTAAGTGGCATTGCGGTTCGATGCTATGTATTTGATGGAGACGCAATTGGCATCGACGAAACGGCATTCTCTCGAGACTTCGGAGCCGACGCCCCCTAAGGATATACGGGTTGTCACCCTTCACGGGGTGCAATACTTTATCCAATGGCAGGAGCTAGGCCGAGATGCGTCCTTCTTTATCCCTACTACGGCTACGCCAACACAGGTAGCCAATGTTCTACGAGAACCGGCTAACGAGCTACGCATCCAGTTAATCGTACGCGCCCGTTGTGAGTACGGGCGGTACGGCGCTCGGGTCTGGCGAGTCTACTGAACTTTGCGCAACTCAGCCTTAGCTTCACGAACCCACTGAACGTACTCAACTTCCATCTGTTTGACTTCTTTAAGCTCGGCTTCGCGGTCTTCTTTGCTCATGTCCTTGGCCCCCTCAACACTATTGAGGAACTTACGGTATGCACGGGTGCGTTGCAGGTGCTCAAGCGTTGAGTTAACCGCACTCTCAAGCTGCAGTTCGTCGGAATGGGACTCCACATATTTTTCAGCACGGTCTAAGTCGGTTTTCATTAACTCACGCAAAGTGTTGTTGGCTTTGCCAACTTTCTCGCGTTCGTCGTAAAACTCAGTCATGCGGCGCGTGCCAACGGAGTCGTACAGGTAGTTGCTAAGCAATGCATACTTGTGCAGTGGGCGATCCACTCGCGTTGGGTTTAGCAGGCTGTCTGTCACCATTGTGAGCATTGCGGCAGATGACCCGAAGTACCCGCGCAACGCGTTGTCAACCATGATAGGAGAGACTTCCACACCAATCGTGGCCTTGCTAAACTCAGATATGGCTTTGCCAAGGTCCGATACCGCCGCAAGTTTGGCTATCTCAGACGTCTGTTCAGTTACGCGCTCGGTTGGGTCCATTGCTTTATGGTGGAAACCTTCCAAGGCACGCCCAGTCAAGAACGATTTGTTTGCCCATGCTTCTATCACAGGTTTGATGGCCTGTGGGATTGGAGTTACGCGCCCTATGTACTGCTGGTACATGTAACTTAATGTAGTACGCACCGCTTCAAACGCTTCTTGTTCTTCCGGTGTACCTTGGCGGCGCATGTACTCTACGATGCGTTCGGGGATAACTTTAAATATTGCACCCAACTCGCCCGGCACGGACAACTTATACCCGCCGGGGAACACCCAGTTGTTATCACGAGTAAGCAAGTCCATGTCTTGGTAATCTTTATCCTCGTCGTCTTTACCCAACGCATACAGGGAACTAAGCATAAACGTAATGGCGGCTCGGCTCCAGAACAAACGACGCGCTTGAGCGCGGTCAACGGACGAACTAGAGTCCTTGCCCGACGCCGCACGGTACAGCACATCCATACCTTGTACATAGGCGTTAAAGAATGGAATAGTCGTGACCATGACCCCTACAAACTCATTGGCTCCACGGCGGCGGAAGTTGATGAACTCACGAGCGCGGGTCTGTGCCAACAGTTGATCGCCACCTTCTTTAAGTGTTTGGTCGTAGATAGCCTTACGAACTGCTAAATCAGACGCACGGGTAATGCCATCTAAACGATGCAGAATAGTTTCAAACCTACCGCGTTTTTTATATCCCAAGTCTTTAAGCAATGAGATAGCGGGTTTGCCTTCTTGAAAATCATACTCACCCGTTAAGCCCATCACCCCAAAATCTTTAACCATCGGATGCTGGATACCGCGTAGCTCGGCAAGTGCCAACTTAGGGAAGTTAGTCAAAGACATCCAGATCAAAGCGCCGGGGTTCTTCACACCAGACGTTAAGATGGCTCGTTGCACGTCGTCCGTTACCTGCTTCAACGCAAACGGCGGCAAAACAGTTACAGCCTTACGCAGCACGTTGGAGAATGCGCCCATGTTGCGCAGCCATCCGGGTTTTGGCGCATTCAAATCTTTGAACGCCATGACGTCGTACTTACTTGGCAATTCCCAGTATTGCATTTCACCGTCAACGTATGCGCCTACCGTATTGTCTTTTTGTTGCGTGCTTCGCCCTAAGAACTTAGCAAACCCAACGTCTTCCAATGCTCGAAGTGTAGTTACAGTGGCATCTGTCTTCAGAGTCTGTCCGACCATCCAACCAAGCGTGTTGATGTAGTTATCAAACACATTGCCCACCGGACGATTCAACGAGCCAACCAACTCTGGCAGTTTGCCGACTTGAGCTAAGCCCTTGCCGCTTATCTTCTTAACTTTGTGGAAGTTATTTGAGAAGTCTTCGATGCGGTCAAACGGCACATAGCCAACAACCTTCTTCCAATCATCGCCCATTTCTTTTGTTAACCGCCCGACCTTTACCATGTTATCGACCATAGCAATACGGGCTTCATCCATGAGCTTGCTCATAGCCCTCAAATCAGGGTCAGCGTTGTACTCAGCAAGCAGTTGGTTAATCTCGGCGTCTTTAAGATGCAGAGTAAAGGTTGTACCGTCTACCCGGTTAGAGGTGCGCATAGCATCTAAACGGACACCTTCCAGCACACGGCTGGCAATCTGCGTTGCGCGGTCACGGCTGTACCCGTTCTTTGCTGCGTACTTGTCAATCAACGCATAGACCTCGGCTGGAGGCCGCACGCCCTTACCAACTCCAGACATCCATAGCCCAGTCGTTGGGTCTTTATACAGCGTGCCGGTTTGGTAATACTCCAGCAGCATCTTGGCGTAGTCTTGCGCCTGACGATACAAGCCCATGGGGTTGAGCTTACCTAGTGAGTCCCGCACAGCGCCATCAAACTTAGTGCGAAGTCTTTGCTCAATAGTGGCTGCGATGTCGGCAGTCTGTGTGCGGAACTTAGTAACGTAGTCAATATC